GGCATCGTCTCACTGATGAGTGGGTGGGGTTGCGATCAAAAAGTCGGTATTGCCGTGATTTTTCGCGAGTTGCCCTGCGAGGACAGTTTCAGAAAACCGGTATGGCCGAAAGGTTCGTCCGATCGCGCTTCAGAGCATCTCAAGCACTATGCCATTGCGCAGGTTTCGGGTCGAAATTCCGTACGGGGAAAAGTACCTGAATTGGACAATCGCGCAACAGAGGTCCCATGGTGACGAAAATATTTCCTCAGACAAAACAAGAGCCTTCGGATATCAACCCGTCGATGGGCCCAGTTGAGTGGACGATGTTGCTTACACTGTCTGTTCTGTGGGGCGGGTCGTTTTTCTTTATTGGTGTCGCGGTATCCGAATTGCCGACCCTGTCGATCGTCGTGCTTCGGGTTGGACTTTCCGCGATGGCACTTTGGGCGGTCATTCTGCTCACTGGCCGGACCGTGCCAAAAAATCTGAAGGTGTGGCTGTCGTTTTTCGGCATGGGACTTCTCAACAATGTCATTCCGTTTGGCCTTATCGTATGGGGACAACAGACGATTGCTTCGGGTCTGGCTTCGATTCTGAATGCGACCACCCCGCTATTCACCGTTGTGGTTGCCGGGTTGTTTTTGAGCGATGAAGCGCTCAATTCGCGCAAATTGCTTGGGGTCATGATCGGCTTTGTCGGGGTGACGTTGATGATCGGGCCGGACGCCTTGTCGGGTCTGTCCTCCAATGTTCTAGCCCAGGCTGCGATCCTCGGCGGCGCATTGTCTTATGCAATTGCCGGGGTCTACGGTCGACGATTCAAGAGGTTTGGCGTCGAACCTGTAATGACCGCCGCAGGGCAGGTGACAGCCTCGACAATACTCCTCGTTCCGTTTGCTCTGGTTATTGATCGGCCTTGGACGCTGCAGATGCCGTCAAACTTGACCTGGGCGTCCATCATCGGTCTGGCGATCTTGTCCACTGCGATAGCCTATATCCTATATTTCAAAATCCTCGAACGCGCAGGAGCAACCAACTTGCTGTTGGTAACGTTCCTCATTCCGGTTTCGGCAGTTCTGCTAGGCTTCTTGTTTCTTGGGGAGCGCCTTGGATGGGTTCATGCACTTGGCATGATGTTGATCGGCAGTGGTCTTGCCGCAATCGATGGGCGGCTTTTCCAACGCAGGTGATGACGTGCGGCAAGCGCCCCCTCGTTCATCTCCGCTCTCCCCACCTTTCCACGATCATCCTCGGCACCTTGCCCGCCACTGCCTCCGCCTCCCGCACCAGATCCAGCCGCTTGGGCAGCTTCACCTGCGGCACCAGCACGAAGATCGGGATGGTGACGTTCTTGCGGAACCGCCGCCTGGATGCCCTGAACCTCAGCGGGTCGGATGTCCGCCGCGCCCGCGCCGTGCCGTCATCCACCAGCAGCGGAAAGCGCCCCTTGCGGTAGACGAAGCGCAGGCGCCGGCCTGTCCGCTCTTCCCACAGCTGCGGGGTGATGCGGGCGCCCCTTGGGCCGCGCATGCGCCTGGCCACCCGGTCGATGGGGATCGCCAGCCAGAACCCGTCCTTCGAGCGGATCAGCGCCCCGCGCTCGAAGGCGCCCACGATCTCGGGTGCCTTCGACCAGATCAGCGCCGCGGCGTTCATGCTGACGGTGCCCTTCGGGTAGCGTTCGGCCCGGATGGTATTGGCCAGCCGCCGCCCCAGCCCCGCCTGCGCGATCTGCCCGCGCCAGGCGCGTTTCACACTGCGCCCGGCCCGGTCCATCGCTTCCGTCACGGCCCGCTCGCCCGCGAGATACTCGCGGTGCAGTTGGGCCTGGATGTCCTCCTCGGTACGGAAGGTGAACCTCATGCCGGCACCAGTTCCAGGGTCCAGAGCAACCGCTCCCGGTCCCGCTTCGGCTCGCCCTGGATGGCGAAGTTCTCGGAACCGATGCTGATGCCATCACCGGGCTTCGGGGTCGGCATCTCGGAGACACGCACGTCGACCAGCGTGGTGTCCGACAGGATCTGCGCCGCCCCGAAGCTGGTGACCTCGTCCGGCGCCTTGCGGATCACGCGGATGGGCTGGGGCGCGCCACCGGCCGGATACCAGGTGGCGTCCAGCCCGAGGTTCACGTCATCGAAGAGCGCATCGATCGCGAAAGAGAATGCGTTCGCCATGTTTACCTTTCACAAGGAAGATCTATACATTATAGTTGCAGGAGAAAGGACTGACCCATGAGCCAGATTCTTGCCTTTCAGAACGCCCCGGATCGGGGTGCCGTACTCAGCAAGGCCGTCGTTCGCGCCGCCGAGCTCCTTGCCCTGTCCGGACGGCAGCTTGCGGAGATCATCGGCGTGTCCGAGGCCACCGTCTCGCGCATGAAGCGCGCCGAGGCGGTTCTCGAGCCGGGTTCAAAGCCATTCCAGCTCGCAGCCCTGCTGGTCAGGCTCTTTCGCTCCCTCGATGCCATAACGGGGGGTGACGAAGCCGCCGCCCGCGCGTGGCTGGTTGCCCCCAATTCGGCTCTGGCCGGGCGCCCGGTGGAGCGTCTTTCCTCTGTTCAAGGACTGGTGGCTGTCGTCACCTATCTGGACGCCCGACGCGCTCCGCTCTGAGGCGCGGCCCTTCGCGGGCTCCGCCTGGCGGATGGTCGAAGCCCAGCACCGTGTCTCGACGCTGAAACTCGTGGACAGTCTGGCCGAACAGGCAACACTGGAAGACATCCTTGAAGAGACCAAGCCTCCGGTCCCCGATCCATGCCGCACTCTCGATTATCTGCTGTCCACGCCCTTCCGCTACCGTCCGTATCCGAAGGGCTCACGGTTTCGCCGCGCGGGGCTGACCCCCGGCGTCTGGTACGGGGCGGAACGGCCCGAGACGGCAGTGGCCGAGATGGTCTTCTATCGCTTCCTTTTCTATGCGGAGAGCCCGCGGACGCCTTTTCCGGGCAACGCCATGGAGTTCACCGCCTTCTCGGTGGTGCTTGCGACCGACCGTGCGCTCGATCTGACAACCGGCGCACTCGCGGAAGGCCACACGTACTGGATGCACCTGACCGATTATGCGCCCTGTCAGTCGCTGGCCGAAGCGGCGCGTGAGATCGATGTGGAGGTGATCCGCTATGCCTCGGTTCGCGACCCGGACGGTGGTGTCAACCTGGCCGTTCTGGGATGCCAAGCCTTTGCACGCCCCGCGCCCATCGAGCGCCAGACCTGGCACATACGCATCGGCAAGACAGGCGCGCAGGCGGTGCGCGAGCATCCCCGGCTTGGCCTTGAGTTTGCAACAGACGCCTTTGCTCCTGATCCCCGGCTTGAAGGCATGAACTGGAACAGGCCACGCGCAAGATGAGCCGCCCCATCACGCGCGCCGTGCGGTTCTCAGCACCTGCGGGCGGGTGCAGATCGGCAGCGGATTGCTCTCGATCTCGAGGCGCACCCATTCGTCGCGGTCGCGATCGGGGATGGAGCGGGCATAGAGCGGCAGGCCGAGAGTGTTGACGGTCTCGAAAGTATCGGCCGGGGCATAGTAGATCTCGAAGAGCCCCTCGACGCCCTCGGGATAGAAGAAGGCCTTGTCGGGCGGCACCCCGAAGGCGGCGTTGCCCCGGTAGCGGCGGAAGGTGATGCCGCCGAAGCTGACCTCGTCGGCCACGCGGGCCCGCAGATCGGCGGCCGCGGCGGTGTTGAGATAGGTCTCGCGCACCTCCTTGTGGGCGACGAGGTCCGAGAAGAAGGCCGAGCCGCATTCGGCGCGCAGCTGTACCGCACCGGTGGACAGCCCGCCGAGATCGCCCTCGACGCTCTCGATCAGCGCCTGGCACTTCTTTCGCAGCGCCCCGGAAGCCGGGCTGGTGTTGGCCAGATCGAAGTTCACCTCCGTGGCCGGCGTGATCGCGAACTCGGTGAAGTAGTCGATGACCACCGCTCCGTCCTTCGGATCCAGCACCTTGCCCTGGATGCCATTCAGCAGGTGATACTCGAAGGTGGCCTCGGCATCATTGCGCAGGCGCTTCAGCCGCCTTGCCACCTCCTGCTGGATCTGCTGGGTCTCGCTCTCGGCGCCGAACGCCCGGATGCCCTGGATTTCAGAGGCCCAGAGCACGTCCTGCTTCTTGAACTGGCGACAGACAAAGGCGCGCACGTCGCGCCGTTCCGGGATCTGCTGCTCATAGGCCGAGCCGCGTTCGGAGAACGGGATCAGCGACAGCGTGCCGTCGCGGGATTCGATGACGACCGTGCGGCTTCGCACGCCGCGGTCTGCGAACAGGCCGGAGCCCGTGAGCGTTGCCGGCTTGTAGGGGATGTTTTCGAGCGCGCGGGTGAGCTCGATCACCGAGAAGGCATCGGTGTCGAAGATGTCCAGGGTGGGCATCGCGTGTTCCTTTCAATGTTGGGGGTGTCAGCGCACCAGGATGCCGGCCGCAGAAAGCGCCGCATGCGCCGCATCGATTTCGGGCTGCGTCAGGGTGCCGGCGAACACCAGATCCTTGCCGTTGACGATGGCGGGCCCGCGCAGAAGCGCGACGGCGTCCACATCCGCCGCCGTCGCATCGGCCTTGCCCCAGAGCACGGCCACGGCGGTCTCGGTGCCATCGACGGCCGCCGGATCGTGGGCGGCGTATTTGCCTGTCGCGGTAATCTTGCCCAGCACGGTGCCGGGCTCGAGCACCGGGTTACTGGTCCCGGTGGCGATGGTGACGACCTCGCGGGTGTAGTCGCAGAAGGCCTCCCAGACGAGGAAGCCGCCGGGGTGAGTGGTCTCGGAAAGAACGGGCATGATCTGTTATCCCTTGCGCTTGAAGGTGCGGTTGATGATGTCGGTCCAGGGCCGCGCCAAGGGGCCCGGACCGGGTTGCGGATGATGGGCGGTGATCTCGGGATCGGCCTCGGCCCGCGCCGTCAGCAGCGCCGCGCGGACCTCCTCGAGGCTGGCCTCGCGCTCGAGGAAGCCGGCGGCCATCTGCGGCTGCCCGGCAAGGCGGCAGAGATCGACCACCGCGCGGGCGTAGTCCATGGCCTCGGTGTGGATGGTGGAGGAATCGGGTGCCGCGGATGGATCGGTCACCAGAGGCGTGGCGCTTTCCACGGGCGGTACCGGCACGGCGGGCCGCACCACCTCGCTGTTCTCCGATGTCGGGGGGCTGGGGTCACCACCCGCCGTGCCCGCGGCCCTCACCTCTCCATTCTTCGCCAACGCCTCGACCACCGCTGGGGGCGCGTTGCGGAAGCGCGTGACATCGAAGCTGGCGGCGATCTTCACGGGCTCGCTCATGCTGTTGGCAAAGCCCGCTTCCACCGCCTCGGCCGCGGTGAACCAGGTCTCGGCGGCCATCAGCGCGGCCACCTCGTCCTCCGCCTTTCCGGACTTGGCCGCATAGCCCTTGATGAGCGCACTCGCGATCTTGTCGAGCGCCTCGGCCATGGCCCGCATGTCGGCGGCGGTGCCCATCACCAGACCGGACGGGTCATGGATCATCAGGAAGGCGTTCTCGGGCATCACCACGCTGTCACCCGCCATGGCGATGTAGGAGGCCGCCGAGGCGGCAATGCCGTCGATGCTCACGGTCACCGGGCCCGCGTGGCGCTTCAGCGCATTGTAGATGGCCACCGCATCGAAGACCGAGCCGCCGGGGCTGTTGAGGCGCAGGGTGAAGGCTGCATCGCCCGGCAGCTTTCCGAGCTCCGCGATGAAGTCCTTGGCGGAGACGCCATAAGCGCCGATCTCGTCGTGGATCGAAAGTTCCGCGCCATCGGCTGTGGCGCGGATCGTGTACCAACTGTTCATGGATCAGGGTCCCTTGTTGGGGGTCTTGGGTTTGGTCTCTTGCGGGGGCGGTGCGGCACCCGCAGCGTGTGGCGTGCCCGGCCCACGGGTGTAGCTCAGCCCCAGCTCGGCCGCGCGCGCCGCGTCGGCGGCGTTCTCGCGATCAATTTCCTCGATGTCGTAACCGGTGGCCTCCACCGCCTTGCGCCGCGACATCAGCCCCGCCTCGATCGCCAGAAGCTGCGCCTGGATGTCCTTCAAGGGATCGACCCAGTCCCAGCGCGGCGGGATCCAGTGCACGGCCCGGGCAAGGTTCATGTCGGGCAGCTCCAGCGCGCCGGCCAGCACCGCCGTCTCCAGCCAGCGCTCCCAGATGGGCCGGCAGAGCTGGTGGGCGATCACCCCGTGCTGCAACTGGCTGAAGCGGCGGCGGAACTCGACCAGTTCGGCGCGCAAGCTGGAGTAGTTCGCCTGCCGCACATCGCCGGTCACCAGGTGATAGGGCAAGCCCAGTGAGGCCGAGATCGCCAGCAGGGTGCGATACTGGAACGCCTCGTAGCCGCCGCCGACATCGGCCGGCGACGAGAACTTCACGTCCTCCCCGGGCAGAAGCACCTGCAGCGTGCCGGGCTCGAGGCTGGCAATGCCGGTGCCGTCCTCCCCATCTTCGACCTCGCCCATCAGCTGTTCTTCGGGGGCGGCCTTGGTGATGAAGCCCGCGAACATCGCCGCGGTCTTCTTGCGGTCAAGTTCCGCATCGTCGTACTGGTCGAGCAGAAACAGCCGCACCATGGCCGGGGCCACATGCGGCAGGCCGCGGATCTGGCCGGCATCAAGCGGGCGGTAGACGTGCAGCACGTCTGCCGCCGGTACCCGCACCGTCTCCGGGATCGTGTCTCCCCTGTCGGTACTGTCGCCGGGGTGGCGACGGCGGAAGTGGTAGGAGACGCGCCGCCCGATCCGGTCGAACTCGATGCCGCAGCGGATCACGTTGCCGTTGGGCGCCGTTTCCGTCTTGTCGAACGGCAGCATCTCCGATTGCAGCAGCTGGCACTGCAGGGGCACCCGCAGGCCGTCCTCGGGCCGGCGGGGGCGCAACCTTACGAAGCATTCGCCGGCCACGAACATTTCGCGGGCCACCATCGCCTGCAGCCCGTAGAAGTCGGTGAGCCCGTCGGCATCGGCCTCGTCGGTCCAGGCCAGCCACAGGCGTTGCAGCCGGTCCCTGAGTTCCCCGTCCTCCAGCAGCGACGAGGGCTTGATCCCGTCGCCGACGAGGTTCGCGGCGAAGGCCTCGCAGGCGTTGGCGGCATAGCCGTTGGTCACCACCAGTTCGCGGGACCGCGCCAGCAGTCGCGGACCGCCCGAGGAGACCAGCGCGTTGATGTTCTCGAGCGGCGGGTTCCAGCCACGGAGCCGGCGCTTCGCCATGGCGCCCTCGAGGCGGGCGCGCACCGCAGCGGGACCGCCG